AGTGGCGAACATTACGTAGACAATAAAGCATTCTTAGCCGCATTACGCGAGTATCGCAGTGCGTGTCGTAAATCTAAGCAGACGAATCGTCGTATGCCTCCGGTACCGGAATTCATTGGCGAATGCTTTTTGCGTATTGCGACACATCTCTCCTATCGACCCAACTTCATCAACTATACCTTTCGTGAAGACATGATTTCTGACGGCGTAGAAAACTGTCTCATGTACATGCACAATTTCAATCCACGAAAGTCAAAGAACCCATTTGGGTATTTTACGTCTGTGATCTACTACGCATTTGTGCGACGTATTCAGCGCGAACGCAAGCATACCTATTTGAAATATCGTTTGATGGAAGATGCGATTATTTCGGGTGATACACATACCTCTCCTGATGGCAGTGGTCATTTTCGTGTTGACACTGAGATGCTTTCGTATGAAAATGTACAAGACTTCATTCAACGATTTGATGAATATCATGATAAACGCCGAGAACGACGTCGTGAAATGAAACAAAAGACGAGCAAGAAGAAAACACGCAAGCATAAGACGGCACTTGAATAGTCTATGGCACAAATAGCACTCATCACCGATACCCATTTTGGCGTACGTTCAGATAGCGGTGTTGTGCAAGAATGGCAGAAAAAGTTTCTTGACGAGGTGTTTTTTCCGACACTCGACAAGCATCAGATTACCCATGTCTTGCATGGCGGCGATTATGGTGACAGACGGAAGTATATCAATTTCTCGACAGCACAGTTCATTGAGCATGCGTATCGTGCACCGTTGCGTCGTCGTGGTATCACTGAACATGTCATTGTTGGCAACCACGATTGCTTTCTTCGCGAGAGTACTCACATCAACTCTATTGAAGAAGTCTATCGGCATGATGCGTCGTTAGTTATTCATAAAGACCCAACCGAAATCACCATTCACGATACGGAGATTTTGTTGTTGCCGTGGATATGTGATAGCAATCGCGATGCATCGATGCGGTATATTCGCGATTCGCGGTGTTCTGTCGTATTGGGACATTTGGAAATCAGCGGGTTTCAAATGTATCGTGGCATGCCAAACCATGAGGGACTGCAACCGGAATTGTTTGACCGGTTCTCCGTGGTCATGTCCGGACACTTTCATCATCGTTCATCGCAGGGGCCTATTCATTATCTTGGTGCTCCATACGCGATGGTGTGGAGTGACTATCGCGATCCGCGTGGGTTTCATCTGTTCGATACCGATACGCACACGTTGACGTTTATCGAGAACCCGTATAGTATGTTTGCGCGATTGGTGTATGACGACGAGCAGCAGCCGACAACGTATGTGGAGCAGACGTTGGCCAGCATTCTCTCACCATCATCTCCCTATACGAACGCGTATGTCAAAGTGGTCGTCAAGTCTAAAACACAACCGTATTGGTTTGATTTAATCATGGATGCGTTGGCAAAAATCAATGCACAAGACGTCATGGTCGTCGATGATGTGACGGCACAGACAGAAGACGGTACGGAACTGCCAGAACATGTGTCTGCGGACATCGACACGTTGTCTTTGATGACGGATTATGTGTCTGGATTATCGGTGACATGTGATAAAATAGAACTTCAAACATATTTGCAAAACACGTATCGTGAAGCCTTGACACAGAGTCAATCCGCCCGAGTCTAACGGCATGATTATTTTTGAACGTGTACGATATCAAAACTTTCTGGCGACAGGACAAGTTCCTATCGATATTCGTCTGGATCAACATGCCACCACGTTGATTATCGGTCGAAACGGTGCTGGCAAGTCTACCATGACGGAAGCAGTCTGTTTTGCGTTGTTCGGTCGCGCATTACGCAACATCAACAAGCCGACATTGGTGAATACCATCAACGCTCGCGATGCAGTTGTCGAGTTGTGGTTTCGTCATGGCGAACATGCGTACTACATCAAGCGAGGCATCAAACCAAACCTGTTTGAAATTCATCACAACAACACGCTCATTCCACAACCGGCTTCGTTAGCCGATTATCAGACGATGTTGGAAGAGCAGATTCTTGGCATGAACTATAAGAGTTTCATGCAGATCGTTGTGTTAGGTAGCGCATCGTATGTTCCGTTTATGCGACTATCGCCTGCGGCACGCCGTGAAATTGTTGAATCGTTACTCGACATTGAAATTTTCAGTGTGATGAGTGCGCTCACCAAAGAAGAACTGGCGACAGCAAAAATCGAGATCGAACAACTCACACAGCAACGAACTTTGTTGGATGAGCAGAAGCGCATGGCGGCATCGATTACCGCGCACGTCACGGACGAACATGAGCAAACCGTGGCGCGGATCGAACAGCAAATTGCAGAGACGCGCACGGTGCTTCAGCGCACCACGGATCGCATTGCTGAATTGGAAGCCGTGATTCGCACTTATGATGATATTCATGCATCACACAAAGAAGCAGAACAAAAGATTGCAGAATATGAACACACGCTAAAAGCAATTGCGGCCAAAGAGAAAAAGTTGCAGAAGGAGCATGAGTTTTATCAAGAGCATGATACGTGCCCAACATGCGCTCAAACAATTACAGACGATTTCAAGCAGCAGAAGTTTACGACGTTAGCACAGAAAGTTGAAGATATTCGTGTCGCGTTGTCGCAATGTCAAACACTTCGCGCTCGCTATGAGAAACGACTGCATGAGTATGCGGAAACGTTAGTAGATGCTCATGCGTTACTCAATGAGCAACAGACGCTGACAGCACAGCGCCCATTGCATGAGCAGCGGCTGCGGCAGTTGCAGAAAGAACACACGAAGGCGCACGAACCAAAGCCTACATTGGGAATTGATGTGGAGGACATTGACCGCCGTCTGACGGATGTGCAAATCGCGCACACGCGCACCGCACAGCACAAGAGTATGCTGGATGTTGCGAATACCTTGTTGAAAGATGGCGGCATCAAATCTCGTATCATCAACCATTATCTGCCAATCATCAACAAACAGATCAATGCGTATTTGACGGCGATGGACTTTCCGATTTACTTTACATTAGATGCCGAGTTTGCGGAGCACATGCAATCTCGCCATCGTGACGACTTTACCTATGACTCGTTCAGTGAAGGAGAAAAGAAGCGTATCGATTTGGCGTTGTTGTTGACATGGCGAGCAATTGCGAAATTGAAGAACAATGCGTCATGTAATTTGTTAGTCTTGGATGAAGTCTTTGACAGTTCGTTAGATGGTCACGGTACGGATGAGTTTTTGAAAATTATTCAAACGTTAGAGCATGCTAATGTGTTTGTGATTTCGCATAAAGATCAAATGATCGATAAATTTCATCATGTGTTGCATTTTGTGAAGGAGCGAAATTTCTCATGTCTTCGGGCGTAATGACAATGACAGATCTATTTCCTATTGCTCGTATTCATCCTCTTTTGAATGACGACACCGTTAATCGCACGTTTGACGAAATTCTTGCGATGACGGATACGGAATTTGAAGCATATGTGTCGCATATGCGGCAATCGTTTCTTGAGTATTGGGATCGAGAGAATCTACCGCCGCGCCGCGGATGGTCATGGGAAGAGATTGCGGCTGAGTTTGAACAGTTAGGTGGGTTTGACGTATCAAGAATGTGGAAGACGGATACACTGACGAACCGTCGTGTGATCCACAATACGCATGTGGGTATTGGAAGTGCTGTCAATGCGTGGCATGCGGGTAACATGTATCGTGTTCGCATCAACTATACTGAGAAAGATGCGGGACGAAGCATCTACGACTTCTTTGCGAAACCAGAACTCTTCACACGATATTTGCCGTATGCGCGCCGGCATTTTCTTCGCGATAGTTTCTACATGTTCGCTGTCACGATTGTCGCAGGTGATGCACTTCGTCATCATCCCGAACGGCGTCCGAAAGACGCAGTATCGTTTATTGAACAGTTTGGAGAATACGAACGTCACTATCACGAGCAAGAGTTGCTGTTGGAAGCAAAACCTCTTGCACGCCGTGCAGCACAATATACCGGATACAACGACAAGATGCGAACATCTACATTGATGGCATTGTCGTACGACGAATTGCAGCATGTCGAAGCAGAACGACTGCTACCGTCTACTGCGTATCGCAATATCCTAGAGAAGCACCGCAGTAATGACTATGAGTTTCATCTGCGTATCTACGACAAGAAGCAGCGACTGTTTCCCAATCTGTTTCGCAGTTTTCGTATCTCTATGTGTCAGTATGCTGTCAACTATCCGACACTGACGGCGAAGTTGTTGTATGAGACGTTCCTACAGCATGTTGCTAATCCGAATGTCACTGTGTGGGACTGCTCGTCAGGATGGGCGGGGCGTATTCTTGGTGCCATGGCCTATACCCGTCAATTGGACAGCGGCGCGATGCAGCATCTGCATTACATTGGTACCGATCCGAATCCGGCGTTCTACAAGCAAGGCACCAGCGTCTATGCAACGATTGCAGATTACTACAACAGCATTCGTATCGGCAATTCGTTATTTGACGAACCGCACACACATGCGGTGCATCAGTTAGGAAGCGAACTGTTTCACACGACACAAGACTTTCAACGGATGCAGGGTAAAGGCGATCTTGTTTTTACAAGTCCGCCATATTTCAACCGCGAAGCATACAGTGAAGACGAAAACCAGAGTTATAAGAAATACAGTTCCTATGAATTGTGGCGTGATGGTTTCTTGCGTCCGACATTAGCGAACGCATATGCGTTTCTCAATCATGAGCGATACTTGTTGTGGAACATTGCAGATCTTAAGGTGGGAAAGAAATATCTGCCATTAGAGCAAGACAGTCTTGCGATTGCACAAGACTTGGGATTTGAGTATCGCGAAACCGTATTGATGGCGCTCATGAATATGCCGGGTGCAAATCGAGTCACTGAGAATGGTGAAGCGACTGCGAAAAACTTTTTGAAGTTAGACAATGGTAAGATTATGAAATACGAACCCGTACACGTCTTCTGGAAACCGTAATCATGCACGACGTACCATTATGGTCAGGTGGCAGTTATTCGTCACCGTGGACACAAAAAATGGAAGACGCCAAGCGTCGCGGCGACGATCAGTATTGGCCAGTCATGCAAACGGTTCTCAATTATGATTATCATACGTTGCCGCTCGAACGGTTCAAAGTATGGTCAAGTGTCTGGAATGTACCATTCGTGCACTCACACATTCCGGAGCCGTATGTATGGGAATACCTCCACGCAATACGACACACGCCATACGGTGAGCAATATCGCGCCGCAGTGCAAGAGCCGTTGATTGGATGTACGGAAGCAGACTTACACGATCATCTGTCGCTCTTCATGAATGATAAAGCGTCTGCGACTCGCGTACAACATCTTGCACATTTGTTGATGTGCGGGTACACGCCGGATGTGTTGAGTCGAATGTCCACGATTGTCGAGATTGGTTCCGGTATTGGTGAGATGCCGGACATCATCTATAAACTCGGTTTCACCGGTACCTATTACATTCTTGATTTACCTGAAGTGTCTCAACTTCAGCGATGGTATCATACGCAATTAGGACACACCAAAATCGTTCATACGAACACTGTACGCACACTTCCCGTTGCAGACTTGTGTATTGCGACGTGGTCGTTTACTGAAATGCCTTTAGCGGTACGCGCAGATCTGGTTCGTCAGATCGGTCAAACTTCACAATGGCTCATTGCGTATTCTCGACATATTTTTGGCATCGATAATGAACAGTATCTAACGAATGTATTTCTTCCGCAGATCGCAGCGCACTCGCGACAGGTGACCCGCATTCCAATACCATTTATGCCGTGGAATGGTGGTACGCAGTACCTTACGATTCGTCCGTAGACTATATACTAGTATAACCCGCATTCTGTGACGCCTTCGGGGTCGCAGAATGTTTTTTGTTGCTCACAGGAGAACAACCATGACTGCACTGACCCCTCTTCGTCAATTCTTGACGGCATTTCAAAATACCTCATTCCCCCAAGAATTTCATCAGTACTCTATCGGATTTGACCGATTGTTTGATGAACTGTCGTATGCGACTCGGCATGTGGCATCCGCACAGAACTATCCACCGCACAACATTATCCAATATAATGAACATGAATATGCGATTGAATTAGCACTTGCAGGGTTCGATAAGAGCGATTTGGACATCTCGGTGGAGTGTGGAGTACTCTCCATCAAAGGAACGCGTCCTGAGCCGTCTAATGAGGAACCAGCACCCAAATATCTGCACCGCGGTCTTGCTCTTCGCGGCTTCGTAAAGCAGATTCCGCTGGCAGACGATATCTACGTAAAAGATGCGTCATTTGAGCACAGTATTCTACGCATTTATCTGGAACGTGTGGTGCCAGAAAAGGATAAAAAGCGGCAGATTACCGTCAATACAAGCAAGAGCATATCCGCATAGTCTGCGATGTGTTGCCAACAAGGGGGGAGTTCGCTCCCCCTTTTGTTGTCTAAATACTGGTGAGGATTCTATCTATGCCAAGCCCGTCTGAAATTGCTTTAGGTGTTGCGTTGAAAGAGTTGATGGGAAATCTGTTTGTCATGTATCTTCGCGCACACGGTGCACATTGGAACGTCGAGGGAATGCTGTTTGCACCCCTTCACAAGTACTTTGGCCACCTGTATGAAGACGTTTTTGAGTCTATTGACCCTGTTGCAGAAGCGTTGCGTCAACATGACATGTATGCACCGTATACGCTGTCGCATGTCGCAAAGTTAGCGACAATTGCTGATGTGCAATTGACGAATGGTCAGCCGACGCCGATGTTACAGGATTTGGTGGGTGTGAACTCGCAGGTGCAGTCGTCGTTAGCGAAAGCGTTTCGTGCAGCAGAATCGGCTGGCGATTTGGGCTTAGCAAACTTCTTGCAAGACCGCATGGCAGCGCATCTCAAGCATGCGTGGCAATTACGCGCACATCTCAAAAACTTCGACTAGTCGTTACGCATTCTGTCGTAACGACGGTCGATGCTCCACATACTCAATATTATTTTGCACATAGAACCACGGACATGACGCGTCATGTGGTTCTTGTTGCGTCCGTTGACAGTGCCAACACCGCATGGACATTGGTTCTCCAATACCCATTCGGGATGTTTTTATCGTAGACGACTCTGCGACATACGGCGGTGTTCTCAAATGAAATCGTCGAATGAGAAAATCAAGATGCTGTGTCAGTCGGATGTTCGAACGAAGTACTTCTGCATGCTGCTGTTCTAACGTCGTATGACGGCGCAAAAGACTGACGACATACGCGGACAATAGAACAGTCGCAGCGCACCAAAGAGTATTACTTCCGAGAATCATCCACCACATTGCTATCCCCTTGATAAAAAAATATGCCGTGACAGGGTTGCTATCACGGCATACTTAGTGTTCACAACTTTACATCCTCACGTCTACTCTTCGTCATCCAACACATTCGAGAAGAACTTCTTGATGTCGTCTTCGTCGTTGGTGACCGCAGGCTTTGCGGGAATCTTCGGCGCAGTCTTTACCGGCGCCTTCGACACCGACGCACTCTTGACTACAACCTCTTCTTCGATAGCCTGTGCTGCGGTTGCAGGCCCGCCTGCGTCACCCGTCAGCGTTTTCGTGAATCGCGATTCGAGTTCGTCGTAGTTCTTGAACTGGGCTTCCGACACGAGTTCCGTGAGCGAGAATTCGCCTTCCCACGTTTTTTCTTTCTTCGCATCGTCGTCTTCAAACAATTCTGACGGTTCAGCGAACTCTGACTTGTCATAGTTCTGATACCCTGCGACCTTCTGCGACTTCAACTTGAAATCGCATCCTTCCCACAGATCAAACGGATTTGCGGGCTTCTGATCGGGAAACTGCGGTTCAAGCAGTTCCATGATCTTCTGATGGATCTTCGGGCCATACTTATACAAGAACGCCTTACCGTTGTTTTCGGGATGTGCGGGATCGTCGATAACCAGAATGTTGCTGACGTAACTCTGCTTACGCTTGCGATCACGTACCGTCGCTTTGTCAGACTCGATACCTGAGTTCCACAACTTGTTGTTGTTCTTGCAAACAGGGCACGGTCGATCACTCAGTGTCGTCGGGCAGTTCTCAATGAACCAGAGTCCCGTCGGCCCCTGAAACCCGTGCGAGAACACACGCGCCCACGGAATATCTTCGTTCTTGGGTGCAGGCAGAAACCGAATACGTGCGTATCCAATGCCCGTCTTGGGGTCGACTGTCAACTTCCAATAACGATCATCGGCACCACCCTTAGCCGAAGACGTCTTCTTAACTTCTTCAGTGAGTTTGGTGAGAAGAGATGCGCGGTTCTTACGGAGAGACGAAAAGTTTGTTGCCATAGATGCTCCTATAAACGTTATGTAACGGTGTATGAAACGTAGTATACAATACCTACTTAGCGTTGTCAAGAAAAAAGTGTGCGTTCTCCTTCTACGGCAGCAAGAGATAAATTCGCATACGATGACCAGAATCGTTTTGCGAGAGCATGAGCATCATGCCGCCATGTTGAATGATGCCATGCTAAAAGTTGATCGAATTTTCGCAGTCGTGCCAGCCATGGGCGTACGCCAAATGTGAACCCCGCAGGTTCCCGTAGTTCCCAATACTGTGGCCAGTGATAATCATATGCGTCTTGCGGAATGAGCAAAAGCGCACAGGCGAGATCTACTGGTAAAGACTTATTCAGAATGTCCGACAAGCAGGACGGTAAGACAGCGCGAGTCCCATCCGCTAATAATGGCGCATACAACCATGCATCAAGTTTGTCTGGCGTCAGCCGTTTGCGAATGTCGTACAGGTTTGCGAGATACAGCGGCATCCCATTTTCGGAACGCGTGGAAAAATCCAATCCCGCTTGCATATTTTCAGATGCGACGACATCCGCAATGTACGCTTTCGGTTTGAAGAAATACGCCAACATCAATGCTGCATGAATCTGTGCGTCATTGAACTTTGTCGCGAGTCGGTAATAAAACTGACGATCTCGTTGTTGCATGAAAACGCCACGCTTGACGACGCCTCGATATTTGATAAAGTCGTATGAGTCTGTAGAAAAATACAGACGGTATGCCGTGCTGTATTGATAGACTTGTTCCGGCGTCATATTAGAAAAGTTCTTCAGCGCCGCCTTGCAGGAGATGAAGTCGGCGTGCTTCACGCGCTAGTTCAGATTTGATTTTATCCCCAAGACGAACGGCGATGTCTTCGGGATCGATCTTGCGCTGATCGCAATAGTAGAGCACTGCGTCTAAGAATGAAAAATGATGCTGTGCAACCAGCAACTGAAGTTCTTTTGTAAGTTGTTCGGAAGTTACATTCGTCACGGGCATATGATGTCTCTCATGAAAAAGATGGCGGTTGATTCTGTTTCCAAGTTCAACCGCCGAAAACTCAGGCTGCTCTAGGCAGCCAGCGGAAGTGTTTCCATTCCGTTTGAGGTTCTCTCTGATTTACGACAGTGAGTTGTCGGTTGTCTCCCTCGTACATCAACGCCGAATCGATTCTAAGTCGCCCCCATCAACAACACACCACATCACCACTCGCTACCCACTCTTACATACGGCAGTAGATCGCGACTCCCCTGTCGGTAAGACCAAAGCCTTGTCCGTGTGTGATGTGCTGATGGTGGAGGCGGCGGGATCTGCCCCCGCGTCTTCCTGCGCCACTGCGCGATTTCATCAACAACAGAAATAATTATACTACAGGTGAGTGTGAAGTGTCAAATATTTGTGATATTCTGCAATGCGCTCTCGTAGTTTGCCAAAATGTTCATTAGGTGTGGTGACGAACACTTGCAGTCCTTGAGGTGACGCAATAGGAATGACAATCTTTTCGCAGAGCATGCCGGTATGCTCATACAACGCGGCGGCATAAAAACATCCTTGAAGGTAATAGTCGCCGATGTATTCTTCTTTCTTTGGACGGTTCGCCTGCTTGAAGTCCACAATCGCTAACGCACCATCAACGGTGGCGATCAT